AGTGGTGCTACTTGCTTTAGTTAAACTGCAAAGCTGATTAATCTACCCCTGGATTCTACCTTAGGTTCAATCTGGGGGTGGGTTATGATTAGGGAGATTTAATGGCAACTTGGAATGAGCTTATCAATGATAGGTTAGGGACTTTTACAATAGCTGATAATGCTGCTGCAATAGCTGATACTGCTGGTGTAGATATGTTTCTTAATGATGGGGTAAGGGATATAATTGAGCAATGTAGAACATACAAGCCTCAATTACTTCCTCTATTTACAGCTACTACAACTCAGGTTGGGGATAATACCATAGCAGCAAGGCCTAATATAGATATATTAAAGGTAACAGCTACAACTAGTAGTGTGGAATATTTTGCAAGATATGTTAGTTCTGAAGAGATAGTGAAATCAATTATTCCTGGTAGCATTCACGCAGCTACT